TCTCGTCCGTCGACTCGGGCTGCTGCCCCGGTACCTCGTACGCGACGGGTGGCTGAGCCTCGGCCGGCTCGGTCTGCTGGGTCTGCTCTGCGACTGATGCCTCCATTAGCGTGTCCTTTCTCTGGTTACGATGATGGTCTTGCGACTCCCGCGATGGATTCGACGCCACCAACAGTCCGAGGCGCTGCCCGAGGGGTCGATCGTGGTCAACGCGCCAGTCCTCAACTTCGGGGTGCGTGCACCGGCCGACCCGTTCCCTGCTCGGATCACGATGGAGCTGGCGACGACCCCGCATCCGGCGAGCGTTGACGGCCGGTGGGAGCGCTTTGCTCCCGAGGCCCTGGACGATCTTGCCATGCAGCTACCAGGGCTGCCCGTGCTGGTCGACTTCGCCGGGCCGCCCGTCGGGTACGTCCTCTCCGCATGCCGGCACCAGGACGGCGTCGAGGTCACGATGTCAGCCGAGCCGCATATCTCCGGCTACCTGGAAGGACTCACGGCGGGACCGGGCTTCAACATCGATGAGCTTGAGGGCGGCGTCGTCAAGAAGGCGACCGTCGGAGTGGTCGGGCTCTCACGCGATTAGCATGGACGAGTGACGCCCGAGCAGCGCAAGGCGCTAATCAAGCGGATCTACCGCGAAGGTGAGCAGCCGAACTGCTGGCATGTGTTCGTGGGCGACAAGCAGTGGGACGTGATAGGGAATGCCGACGACGCCCGAGAGCAAGCGCGGTTGGAGAGGGCGCTCCAGGAAGAAGGCTAGGCGTAGGGGTCTGAGAGGTCCTCTCCGGCCTCGAGCATTTCCCGGTAGACCTCGTTCATGTCGATGATCTGAGAGTCGGCGGGTGTGGGGAGGCTGCGCAGGCCCCACAGCGCCAGGGTGACGGCCACGAGCACGCTGATGTCGATGCTGCTGTTGATTCTGCTCCAGAGCCATGCCTCGCCGAGCGGTCGCTTGACGGCGCCTTTGATGGCGTCTGTCAGGTCGGGCTCGCCGAGGTGACGCAGCGCGGTCTGTTTGACGAGGTCGAAGATCGCCGCGCACGCTTGGGCGTGCTCTTTGGCGCTGATCGGCGTGAACTCGATGTGCAGCGCTTCGAGCTGCGCGGGCACGGGGCCGGCGAGCGTCTCGTCGAGGACCGTGCCGATGACCTTGTGGTCCTCTTTGAGCTTTTCGACACGTTGGGCGACCCAGCTCGTGCTGCGCTTGTGTTCGATGATCTCCAGGTGGGGCAGGCCGTCGGCCCGGTAGCCCGCGACGCATATCGCGCTGAACGAGCGGTCCGGGGTCGTGTCGCAGCCAAGGCAGACCGGACCCACGATCTGGGAGTCCGCGTCGATGCACTTCGCCCATTGGTCGGGGTCAATCACGGGCGCCACGTTTCCGTCGGTTCTCGGCCATGCTCCGACTCCCAGCCGCTGCACGGCGAACGTGCGACGGTCCATCGAGCGCTTCTCAAGCGCGATGTGCTCCGGGTCGATGCGCTTGCCCAGGCCGGGGTTCGCCAGCGCCCACATGCGCGGGTCGCCCGCGACCTTGTCCGGGACACCGTCGGGATCGTCAAACGGCAGCGACCACTCCATGTAGGCCAGGGCCGGGTCGTCGCCTTTGATGCCGCGCTCGCGGACCCTGGCGAACACGATCCCGTCATGCGACGGGTTCTCCTCGTCGACTGCCGAGCCGGTGTACCAGACCTGGATGTTCGGCATGGCCGACAAGGTCGGCAGCAGCGCGCCGTGCATCGCCATCGAGATGATCATGGCCTCGTCGAAGATCAGGCAGTCGATCGAGAAGCCCAGGCCGCCGCTGCCGGTGCGGGTGCGGAATTGGATGGTCGGCGCGACCCCCGTTTTGCGGTTGCGCAGCAGCGTGATCGACTCGTTGCCGTGGCCGCGCAGAATTTTGTCTACACGCCGGTCAAGCTCCGGGTCGTTTTCGATCAGCGTCGCTACCCGCAGGAAGTGCTGCGCTGAGGTGTCGAACTGGTGTGCGGTGTGGACGATCAGGCTCTCTTCGAGCAGGAACAGTCCGGTGATCTCCCGTGCCTCTAGGATCGAGCCCTTGCCGTTCTGGCGCGAGAGCATCTCGCCGACCTCGCGGGCCGCCCAGCGGCCGTCGGCGCGTTCGCCGAGCGCGTGCCCCAGCGAGAACTGCTGCCAGTCGTCGAGGTGCAGCCCCGCTTTGGCGGTGAGGTCGACCGCTTCTTCACCGGTCGATGTCGCGTAGGCCGGGTAGGTGCAGATCCTAGGTCGCTGCGCGCCGACGAGCGGTCCGGCGTTTGGCGCGACGATCGTTGAGCTCATCGACGCCGTCCTCTTTCTGCTCCGGCGGCGCGAGCTGACGCAGCCGATCTAGAGTCTCACGAAGCTCTTTCGCCCTCACCAAGGTCTTGGAGTCCATCTCGCGGGCGAGTGCCAAGGCCGACGCGGCGAGCGCCGACTCGGCAAGCTCCGGGTCGCGGCGGCGGATCGCCTCCAGGTCCCGCTTGACCGCGGCGGTAACGGCTCCCGCGCGTTTCGCTGCCGGTTTGGACGCCTTAGTCGTCGGCATCGCGCAGCCACGGCGCGATCCATATGGCGACGCGCTCACGCGACCGGATCGCCCGCACGCGCAGCCTGACCTCGGGTATCTTGATCGCCATCGTTCCCTCCGGCAGCTCGCGCCGAGGCTCGCCGCGGAGTTCCCTAATCAGCTCCGTCTCAAAGTCAAAGGCCAACGATCACCACTCCCTTGATTTACGCGCCCGCAGCCGCCGGCGTCCCCGTCCTCGGTTCGCCGCCGCCACGTTGCACGGCTCATGCTCGGGTCCATGCGTGACGGATCGATCGAGATCGTCATGGCCGAGATGCCACGGTTCGCCGGGCACGATCGGATGCCCGCAACGCCAGCAGCACACTTCGCCGCGCGCGACGGCCGGCGCCCACTTGGCGCGCAGACGCCGATGTTCCTTGCCATATCCCCGAGCGGCCGTCGGGGCTCTACGCCGGCCAGCTTCACGAGCCCGATTGCGCGGCATTCGACTTCGGGCCGAGCCAGTCGGCTTCGCGGAAGTTGATCTCTCCTGGCAGTGGGGGGACCGGCTCGTCGCGTACGAGTAGCCCGATGAAGGTCTCGCGAACATAGCCCGGCAATTGGCGTGCCTCGGCGATGGCGATGGCCCGCTCACGATCCACGTTCGACACCTTACCAGTTTTGGCTCTAGAACGCCGTTTTCAGCGTTCGGTAGGAAATTTGCTGACCTGGGCGGGTCGCCTAGAGCAAACGCACACTTTTGAGGGTGGCGCGGCTACTGACCGCGAGCGCGCAACTGGTCGAGCGGGATCGCCGGCATGCCACCGTTGCCTTGGCCTCCTGCCAGTAGCTGGCGGCTGCGTGCTTCGCGGATCTCGCGTTCGCGCTTTGCTCGCAGCTCAGCGTTGGTCATCGACATCTCCTTGACCAGTTCCGTGACGAGACTCGCGTCCATCGGCACGCTGTACAGCGCATTAGGGCCACAGACGATCGTGATCTGCTTGTGCCCAGCCTCGTCTGCCTCGTCGCCATCGCCAATCGGGTAGACCTGAACTTGGCCTTGGAGCTCGTGAGTCACCATATACGCCCTCCTGGACAAGCTCTTGGATAGTGCTTCCGCAACCTGCACAGAGCAACTTCTGCGCGTAGACCATCGGTATCTCATGCCGACAGGCCGAGAGACCTCGAGCACGCCCACGGCGACGCAGCTCAAGGGCGAACCGCTCCCACCACAAGCTGCAGAGATCCGTAGTCACGTCACCATTGGGCTTATCGCACGGGTGCTGGCGTGTCGGCGCCCCGCGTCGCCTGGCTCGCGACCTGCTGGTGGTCCAATTTGCCTGCCTTGTTCGTCCGGGAATGTAGGCCCATGCAGTGGATCCTATCTCAGCAGGCTGAGCGACCTGCTGGGCTCAGTGCGCTTCTGGAACGCCGGGAGCCGGTCGGCCAAGAACTCGCGGACGCGTGCCTGGTCAAGCACGAGTTTGGACGGCCCGAAGGTCAGCACGATCCGGCCACGGTAGCTTGATTTGCCGGTCTTGTCGAAGTGGGCGAACAGCACTGCGGCGGACTCCTCGAGCAACGGCTTGAGCCGGTCCATTTCCTGGCGGCACGTGATCCACTGGTCGCCGGCCTCGGCGAGCGTCAGGCTTCGCTTGGAGACACGCGGCGGGGCTTGGAGGGTCGCGGTCGCCATCCCGACTACCATTCTAACCGTCGTCCCGCAAATTGCGGAGGTTTTCGTCCCCCGTGAACCGATGAGCCGAACGGCGAGCTATCCAGCCTCAACCACCGGCTATGGAGTCGTGCGGCTGAAGAACGGCAACACCTACGTGGGCTGGACGGTCTACGACGGTCGCGCGGTCACAGTCGACGGGCGCTTGCGCGTGATCGTGAACGGTGTCGTCGAGTACCGACCACGGCCACGGCGCACCGTTCCGCTGCATCTCATCCGCGAGGTTCTCTGGGACGAGCAGTGATGTCCTACGCGCGTCGTGATCTCGCGGGCCGTGGCTCCCATGGCTGGCGCACGGCTTTCGCTGAGATGGCGACCGCCGGCGGCTCGGGGTCGCCATAGGACGCCAAGATGCGCTTCGGCTTGGGCGCCGGGTAGCACCGGTTGAGGATCGCGATCATTCGGAGGTTCGACGCGGTCATCGTCTTGTGCGGCAGCCCGGACTCGCAGTTGAGGCATCTGCACACGGGCACCTCACCTGTTGACTGCCTGCTCTCCGTAGCTCGCGCCAGAGTACAGAGTGGTGGCCATCGTAGCGCCGCTGGTCAAGCAGCGCGATAGCGAGCACGAATTCGGTCGACGTAGGTGCGTCCCACGTTGTAGATGCGGGCGATCTCGCGCGCCGGCAACTCGCTGTCTGCGACCCATCGCTTCCACTGCGGCGACGAAAGTTCGGGTCGGTCGGATGGTGGAGGCTGACGCCGATGAGCCTCAAGCGCTGCCTTGGCGTCGCGCAGGATCAGCTCGAGCGTTCGCTGACTGTGCGCCTTGGCGAGTCGGCTTCGGAAGTGGTCGACCGATTTCAGTGCGAAGTCGTGCTCGCGGTCATCCTTGCGGTCGACGCCGCCCCGTGGTCGCTTGCCGCCCGGCGAACGCTCATCCGCCACGCTGCCCTCGTTCTTCGACGCGTAATCCAGGGCCGGGACCTGGCTGATGAGCTCCAGTTCGGCTAGAACCTGGTGCAGCTCCCGGAGCGTGGCTGGGCTCACCGTGTCCGGCGCTTCGCGGCCTTGCGTTGCTTGCGCGCTCTGGCAGTCTCCCGTTTACGCACGCGCTTGGCCTGGCGCTTGCTCAGCTTCCATTGGCGCCTGAACATGGCAGCGGATGGTAGCGCCGCCGCGCAGGCACGGCAAGCAACGCCAGCTCAGTTGCTCGTGGCCTCCTCCGTTGTAGCTGCGAGGGTTGGCAATGGAGGCCCGTCCTCGATGGCTGTGAGTGGGAAGTGGTTGCCGTTGGGCTTGCCGACCAGATACAGGCGCGGTGGTCCACCTTCGGGTGACGTGAGACGCACGCGCTCGCCCTCACGCAAATC